TGATTTGATATGGAAAAAGTATCTTGATGATAAATGCCCTGTTTGTGACGGCAAAGTTGATTCTGATTCTCAATATTCTCACACCGAAAACGGCGGTAAATGTATGGCAAAGTATTTCACTTGCGACAGTTGCTTTAGTCGTTATACTGTTGGATATAATAGAAGCAGGCAGCCAATAATTTCAGAAATAACTTGTAACACCGTGTATAAATAAAACAAAGTAACGATGCTTAAATTACCAAAAGAACATTTATCTGTATCACAGATTAACCTATGGGAGAGCGATCCCATAGCTTACCAAAAGAAATACTTCATTGGCATTCCCGATCCTCCTTCACCTTTCCTTGAATTTGGCAAACAGTTTGCAAAAGACATAGAAGATTATGCTGCCGGTGTTCAAAGAGATTTTAACTTTCCAGAAGGTTTTTTAGACATGACTTTAATTTATCCTCATGTAGAATATAAATTAGAACATGATTTTGGAGACTTTAAAATGCTTGGCTATATTGACAATATGAGTAAAGATTATGAGCTTGTAGTTGACTTTAAGACAGGCACTGCTTCATGGTCAACACAGCGACTGCAGGAATCTTTGCAGATGCAGACTTACTCTTTAATACTTTGGTATCAATTTGGAGTTATTCCTACTTCTATTATTAGCTATTGGAAAACAAAGTTGCGCGGTAAGACCTTGTCATGGGCTGGTGAGCATGAAAGTTTTATGTATGTGTTTAATACAGATGAATTAACTGCCACAGAGGCAAGAATAAGGAAAGCAGCGAAAGAGATTAGCGAGGCATACGAAAGATACCAGGATAGCTACATTGGTGAGTTGATGGCAAGGTATGCGGAGATTACAAAAGAGTTAAAGGATTTGGAATATAGAAGAGATAAAAATAAAGATCAGTTGACACTTTTACTAAAGGACAATAAAATGGCTATGGATGTACATGGTTGTTTAGTATCTTATTCTACTTATAAAAGAAAGTCATACACCTTTTCTAATAATATAATAGATAAGGAATATGAGATTGAGCAAATGAAAAGAGAGGAGATAAACACTGGTATAGCGGAGGAAAAAACAAAAACAGTCACACTTATATTAGTCAAAGATGAAGGAGTGGAATAGTAAAATGCTGGAGATACAGGCATTTTGCGAAGAAGTAAATGCCTGGATAACTACCGCACCATCGGCAGAGATGTTGGATGAGTGTGACGAGTATCTCCGGCAGTTGTCTGCTTACTATTCAAGGTACACAGTAATAAGCGGAATGAATGAAAGTATCTTTGCCCAGATGATGATGAGCTGCATTCGTGATATGCCAGAGGAGGAGTATAAAAGAATAAAGCACTCCTCTACTTTGACAGATTACTATGTAAAGGGTAAGTATCCTAAAGCTACTGCGATCTTTGAGCAGTGTAGAGCAGTGCAAAAGTTATTATTAGTAACGTCTGATAATTATAGAACATTGTTAAGTAGCTTTAGGCAGGAGAGAATATTAGTAGGCCACATGGCTACATAAGACATTTGCAGACCTCGGAGTCAAGTGAAGTGTATGAGCGGATTAAACATTTCTTTCGGCTTGATTGCGTCAGAGGATGAATTGGCAGCCTGGAACAGACAGGCAATTAGCAAGGTAGCGGAATTGGTAGACGCAAAAAACTGCAATCAGGTTTGTGAACCCTGACATTAATCAAAAAGCTATCAGCGCAGGAGTGCGGATGTTATGCAGGTTCGAATCCTGCCCTTGCTGCCCTACAAAAGGCAGACGTTAAACCAGAGTGAAATAGATGGTGGTAATATTTCTAAAGTCTGTATTGTACCACTACTTACCACCCGAAGGTTGAGCAATGCTGGCACCGTGCGTTGATAAAGGGATGGAACGGTGTAAATTTTAAACCTCTCTTAAATGTCTAATAAAATGAAAGTAGAACTTTTAGAAATATTTGGAAACGATGACATGGTAGCAAATGCCGCCCGCGTTTCCTTCGGCAAGGAAGCCAACAATTACACTATGGAGCAAAATGAAAAGTTAATAAAATATCTTGCAGAACACAATCACACATCCCCTTTTCGTCATCCACAAATTCAGTACAGAATCACCTGCCCTATTTTTGTAGAAAGGCAGTTGTTTAAACACCAGGTAGGATTAACTGCTAATTCTATATCTGGCAGATATGTTGACTTCCAAGATAACTATTACAAAATAGATGATTTTAGATTACAGAGCAAAAGTAGTAAGCAAGGCAGTGCAGGACATTTAGAGAGATACGACAATGATGCAGCACTAATGATTCAAGATGCTGTGATAAATTATTGCGCCACTGCCTACCACGAGCTCTTGCAATTGGGAGTGGCAAAGGAACAAGCGCGTACTATTTTACCTCTAAATATTGAAACAACTTTTATTTGGACAGGATCTTTATTAGCTTACATTAACTTTTGGAAGTTAAGAATTACACGAGATACACAGGCAGAAACTATGCAAATAGCAATGGATATGTTATGTGAGTTAAAATTGCGTTCTAATTGTTTTCAATATTCACTAAAAGCATTTCATATATGAATGAATACGATGAAGTTAGAGGTCTTCGTTATAACACAGATAAACTACGCTACGACCTTATACCTCCTATTGCCAACCGTGAATATGCTAAAGTATGGACACAGGCACTTGGTAAATATCCAGAAGGTAATTGGGAGAAGGGAATGCCATGGACAGAAGTAATAGCCAGTGCAATGAGGCACCTGGAAGCGATAAGACTGGGAGAGGATATTGATTTAGAATCAGGACTACTTCACGCTGCACACTTACAGGCTAATGCTGCGATGCTCACTGAATATTATTTTACTAAAAAAGAATTTGATAACCGTAAAAAATACGAAAAATGAAACAAACAGCAGTTGAATATTTATTAGAAGAATTTAGTGCAATTATTGGAAGAGTTAATTTTACAGTTACTCAAGACTTATTTATAAGAGATGCCGTTATAAAAGCCAAAGAAATGGAAAAGGAGCAGATAATAAAAGCTTACAAAGACGGTAGATCGGATCTTGCATCTAATTTTCATAAATCTTTAAATATGTCTCTTGAACAATATTACAACGAAACTTATAAAAACGAAATAAAATGAAACTATATACAGAAGAACAAGTAAGACAGGCAATTAAAAAAAGTAGAAGTATAAAAAACAAAGACGGAGATGTTTTTGATTATTATTTTTCAGATGATGAAGCAATTGATTTTTTGACAGCAATAGAATTTCCTAATTACAAAGAAATACACAAACAAGCTCAAGTTGTTGAGAGGTATCATGAATCAATGTCGCTTGAAGAAAGCTGTGAATCAGTAGGAAGATTTCATGGATTTTTTCATGGAGTTTATTACATAATGGAAAAATTACAATATTTTGATAACCATAAATACGAAACAAAATGATTTTAACCGACAAAACAATTACCGACGAAATTAACGAAGGTAATATCGTGATTGAGCCGTTTAACCCTGAGAACCTTGGTACCAACTCGTATGATTTGACTCTTTCAAATACCTTGATACTTTACACGGAGCGCGTGTTGGATGTTCGCAAAAAAAATCCTTCCGCACAAATAATTATTCCCGATGAAGGGATTATATTACAGCCTAATGTTATTTACCTTGCCTCAACTGTCGAATATACGGAGACACTTCGCCATGTGCCAGTGATACAAGGTAAGTCATCACTTGGAAGATTAGGATTATTTGTCCATGTTACTGCTGGCTTTGGAGATGTTGGATTTAAAGGATTTTGGACATTAGAACTCATTGCAGTGCAAAGAATTAAGATTTATCCTGGCATGAAGATAGCCCAAATTGTTTATCATGAAATAAGCGAGATGCCTAAAATTACTTATGATAAAAAAGAGGATGCTAAATATTCTAACCAAGGAAGTGAGCCAGTAGCAAGTAAAAATTATTTAAATAAATAATTATGTTGACTGAAAAAGAAAAGGAAAAAATAATTAAAGACGCTGCAAATATCTTTGTAGCTGCTGGAGGTATGATAACATTAGCCTTCGCTGTTTACTTTATTATTGATTACATTAAAAAATGGCACTGATGGAAGTAGAAATGAATAAATATGTCATTAAATACGAAGATGGCAAGAGCGTAACAGTCACTGCAAGAAATTTGGAAGATGCTTTAGAGGAATTTAAATTACTGAGAATTGAAACAGCTACAAAGGAAATCAGAGTCATGTCAGCCTGGGAGAGATACAATAAACACAAAACAAAGGAATAGTAATCGTTTTTTGGTAAATTTAAGTTGTTTTTAGAGTGCGGAGATTTGTCTTCGCACTTTTTTTATAATTATTTTACATAAATATATACAACTTATTTATTTTATATTACTTTTGTAAAGTCATTATGACAATCACTAAACACCACAACAAAATGAAAAGAAATTTTAACAATCAAACTTTTGAATGGCTATTTAATGACATCGCTTCATCCATGCCAAAGATTATTTTTGTAGGTATTATTTTAACCTATCTTATCACAGCTGCGCTAAATGTGTACTTCCTTCCACTTCCTCTACTGCTCTCTATCCCTGCCTCTCTTATGTTGCAGTTTGGCAGATTTGCGATTGTGTTTATTGACTTTTTAAATCCAAGTGAGAAAAGATCACCTTACCCTGCCAAGGTTGCTGCAGGTGCTACCGTAGTAGCATTGTTGGAATTGTATTTCTCTATCCAAGGGCAAAGCACTGGCGCAGAATTTTACGCAATGTTTATTTTTATAGGTACTGTTATTTGCTTTGGATATTTCTTAGAAATTCAATTTATCGAGAAAGGCATAGAAGCCTACGGTATTGGCATGAAAGCACCAAGAAAGCGCAATACACCAAAGAAAGAAAAAGAACCCGTTAAAATGAATACTACAGTGCGTAGCGTACAACTATCATTGGCAATAATGTTAATATTGGCAGTAACTACTGTAAATGGTCAGAACAATCACTTTATGGCTTACAACACCATGAGCCTTGAAAAGATAGGAGATAAAATGCTGGAAAGATGCTATTATAGTGAAGCTGATGATAGCTATACAGTTGATACTATTCATTACGATATGTTAGATGGCATAAATTTATGGGATGGTTATTCAAGGACTACTTATGATAACTGCTTATTCATGACTTTTGGAACACAGCAATTAGAATATTTTCCACTAATGGGAATATGGAAGCATAGTAAAAAATACTATGACTATCATGGTTTACTAAAATTTGTAAGTAAATACGTTAAACGTAACTTCTTAAATAAAAAGATAAATTATGATGAAATTCGTAGGCATAGATCCAGCCATGAGGCTAAATGGTTTGGCAGTATGCGTGATTGATGATAAAAAAGTATATTTTGGAAGGTACAAGAATCTGGCTGCATGGATAATGGATAGCTTAACATGGGAGAGAGATTGTGCTATTTGTGTAGAAGATTCTTCCCTCCAAAATATTACTTTTCGTAAACACGCAAATGTAAAAGCCAGTAACAAGATTAGCCGAAACGTCGGCATGAATCAAGGTGCATCCAGGACTATCATTGACTTATTAGAATTAAATGGCCATAAAGTAAAAGGTATTTCACCGCAGCACAAAGGCAGCAAATGGACTATTGATTATTGTATGTCAGTCATAAAGGCAATGAAGATGGAAGTGCATGGAAATAAAAAACTTTCACAAGATGAAATAGACGCTTTTCAAATAGCGTTAATTTCTAAAACTTATTACGAAAATGATGCAAGAGTTGGTTATAAAAAAGAAACTCCACCGGTTGAACCTGGCATACATGGAGGAGACGATGAGACGAAAGATTAATTATTTTTACGTCGATTATTTAGCCAATAGGATACGACAAGAAGAAACTAAACTAACACTTTTAAAAATAAACAGTAATGGAAATAACTAAATTTTTAAAACCTAATGAAATTAAGCAAGGTTTAATAATGGTTGAAAAATACCCTAAACCTATAAATAAGAATAATGTTGTAAATACCAATAGTGGTATATTGCAATTTTACTCTGGGAACGATGGATCCGGAAGGAAATTTTTAGAATACATGAATCCAGAAAGAATGTTAGCTATATTATTTATGATTATAAATAATACGAGCGAAAAAGATGAAGTAAAAGCTAAAGCATGTACAATGTTTAAAAGGATATTAAAGGAATAGGTTAGTGGTGAGTAATAGTGTTTTGTTTGGCCGCAGGTTTTTTATCCTGCGGCTTTTTTATTACCACTCCACACCTTGCGCAATGGCATATTCAAGGATGCCCTTTGCGTGAGCTTTGGCTATTGCCTCCTGCCATTCTCTGTCTATCATTAATACAGCATCGTTATAATTGGTAAAGAATCCATTCTCTGTTAAAACCGCTGGCACCTTTGTAGCCGTGAGCATTTGAAACCTTGCTTCTTTATCAAGGTCACCATCACTATAATCATGCCGATGCACCCAGCCTGGTGTTGCATCTTTTACTTCCTCTCCTATCATGGTAGCAAGGAGATCTGACTTTGTTTCACCGGGAGATGTAAACACTTCCCATCCTCTCGCAGTTGTTGAAGCTGCCGCATTGCCATGAATGGAAACAAGTATGGCAGCCTTGCCTAAAGTAGAATAGCTATTTACCAGTTGGCATCTTTTATTTAATGATGTATCGTTAATAGGCTCGTACACTGGCTTAACTTGAAAGCCATAGTCAAGAAGGAACTGTTCAAGGAAGTTGGCAACGGAGCGATTGAAAACACCCTCAAAAAACCATCCATAGGAATGGAATTTACCATGTTTATGTTGGAAACATTTTGATGGATAGGTAACATATTTATCCGGACCTATTCCTTTTCTTAGTCCACCATGCCCAGCATCTACACATACTACAAAATCATTTGCTTTCATATTTTTTATTATTTTAAAGGGGAATAGAAATCAATCTACTCCCCTCGGCTGCCTAAGGTAGCGATTCTTCTGCGCCTATAATTTGAATCCGATAAGGGCGAAAGCAGCCCCTACGATTGATAATTTTGGAGGTAATTTTATTTCTATTTCTTTACCTGCACATTCCCTCGATGTTTCCTTAATCTTATCCCAAATTATTTGAGCAAGTTGGATATATTCGCGCCACGTAAACTTAACCTTATTACCTTCAAGATGAACATTGATTTCTCCAGCAAGTTCGGCAAAATTCATTGAGTAACATTTAATGTCACCTAATGGCGATTTTACTGTGTCGGCTGATTTTAAAGCCTCTTTTAAATTAGTCTGCATATTATTTATTTTAACGATTAAAAAAACGTGTTATTAAAACTCCCAAATTTACACCAGTTATCCGCTTAATATTTTCCGAAATAGAATAAAGCTCCACCGTTGCAATTAAAAACGCTGCCATGTACGTTATGTTAGGAAGGCTAAACGTATTCCTTGCACCCTCGAATATTAGGATAGCACAAAAATACACTACTATTTTTTCTATTGTCCGATAAAGCCCACGACTATTTATCTTTTGCCCTTCCTTCTTTG